TCCCTTTTATCAAGCTGATATTGCTTGGTCAAAGTATCCAAAATACCTTCAAGGTTCTTTTCAATGGTTACAAGACTTGGCGCAAGAACAGTTTTAACAAACTGATCCTGCTCTTCGCTTTTCTCTTCCTCATTATCAATGGCAGCAGGTAGAGCTCTTAGACCACCTCTTCTCTTTGATGCTCTGGTCTTTGCCGTAGTTGCTGCTCCAAAGAAAGCATCTTTCTTTATAGCACTTTTCTTTACTTTAAATCTACCAGTCTTTGACTTGACTCTTTTAAACTCTTCAGTGACAAGTTCTACTTCTTCAGTGGGTATAGAGCTACCACCCATTCTAGCAGCAGCCACTCTTTCTCTGAGAAGAGTTTTATATGTAGAGTAGTCAATATCAGTTACATCCTCAAGACCAAGAAGTCTAAGGATCCTTTCATCTATTCTTTCATCTACTATATTATCTTCTGTATCTTTTTTTCTTAAAGCAAGCGCAGAGGATCCACCACCCCTAATACTATTCAAAAGATCATCTAAACCCTCTGGAATTTCATCCATTCTGTCTTGCCTTTGCTTTTTGTTCTTCTTCCTCTAAATGTTGCTTCAGAAGATCCACATAAACATCACGTTCCCACGGAATAAGATTTTCAATCTCCGTTAATGAATATTTATGGTACTGGATTAAGGCAAAATTGAGTTTATAATAACCCTCAAGATCCATATGGATCATGCCTATGCGAAAAAACTGGATAAGCCCTCCAGAACCACTTCACTTTTTTTCTTTGTCTTTGGATTGGTGACTTTGATTGTATGAGAAAGTTTAGGCATTGTATTGAAGAACTTTTCAATCTCTTTAAACTGAATTGAGTTCATCTGTTCAAGGAATTCAGTAACCTCATCCTTACTTACATCATCAGTTGACCAAACATCCTCTTCACTATAAATCTTTTCAATACAACTTCCAATCAATTCAAATGATTGATTGATGTCTGTATCACCACCAAAGTCAAAATTGTTTTTGATAAACTGATCAAGAGATGGATACCTCATTTCCATCATCAGTGTATCATCAATTTTAATTGTCTTTGAATGATCATCATTCTGAACCACTTTGATATCATCAAGGTTGATTTTGACAGGGATCTCTGTCTCACCGTCATCAGGTGCCACAATATTCAATTCAACCTCTTCACCAACAGACTTACCTCTGATATTAAGGAAAAGATATTCAATATCAAAAGTAGGAAGACTCTCTACCTTAATGCCTTTAGTAATAATACAACCTTTAATGACAGAAGTAATTGCGTTTGTAATTTGTTTTGTATCTTCACTCTCTAATGCAAGGACCAATAACTTTTCTTCTTTTACAAGAAATGGTCTATACTTAATTGTCTGATTAGTAGAAGGCAATACCAACTCATAAGTTGGTGTAGCAATTTTTGGTAAAGGCATAACAACCTATAGATTATTTCAGTGTGATTATTTATTAGGCAATTCCAAATGTATCTGCGAAGTCTCTTGTGATTCCCCTGTTCTCTGCTTGTGTTCCTGATCCAGTTAATCCAAAATTTACAGGCTGCATAACACCTGATACAGTGCTAGTAGTTGCTTGATCCAGAAGTCTTTCAAAGTCTCTTTGTGCTTGAAGTATTCTTTCAGGACTGCTGCTTGCAAGATTTTGTTTTGTATATCTCACATAAGAGAATGAAACTGTAGCTTTCAGTATTTCACTTTCATCATATCTTACTGGAATAGCATTCATTGAGATTGGAAATGCATCTATGAATCTATAGAACAATGCATTGTCTGCTATATTCTTTTCAAACTTTGTGACAAAAATGTCAGTCTTATATGTGTTTGGGTAAGACATTCTATATCCAGTTTCTTTACTATTATATGAAGAGTATGGTGCGGTCTGTCCCATTCCAGTAATAAAGTTTATCCAACCATCAAAAAAATCAATGACTTTATAATCTTTATCAACATAGAATGTCATATCTATAACATCATCATATATTCTTCTATATGCCATTTTTTCAGTCACACCCATAAAGTCAGATGTGATATCGTGAGTTGCCAAAGAACTACCTGGTAGTGTTGTATCACTACACAGCAAATCAATATCTCTACCTTCCCTTTGGTATAAACCTCCAAGTGATCTATCAACATCCCTTGGGGGTTGAACTTTGACTTGATAGACTGAGGTTTGAGCAAGATTCATAATCTTGCTCTTCAATGCTGAGGTTCCAATACTATTTGGCTTTGGTCCTGCCATCTATAAATAGGCGTGATTACTATTACTATGTATGGCGGAAAGCATAAAGTCAATTTATAAACCGTCTCACCCTGAAAAGTATCAAGGAAATCCAAACAATATTGTCTGCAGAAGTAGTTGGGAAAGAAGATTTTGTCAATACTGTGACACCAATCCCAACATACTCAGATGGGCATCTGAAGAGTTTAGCATTCCTTATGTGTCTCCTGTAGATAACAGAGTTCACAGATACTATCCTGATTATTTGATTGAAGTGAGAGAGACTGGTGGTGCGGTTAAAAAGTATGTGGTTGAAGTTAAACCAAAAAAGCAGACACAAGAACCAAAGAAACCTGCTAGAACAACTAAAACATACATCAATGAAGTAAGGACCTATGCAGTCAATCAGGCAAAGTGGAAAGCAGCAACTGAATTCTGTCTTGATAATGGTGTTGAGTTCAAAATTATTACAGAAGATGACTTATTTGATGAAACACACTATACTAGAAAAGACCATACAAGTAGGAGGCGTATGAAAAGATGAATAAATTTTATACCTACGCTTATCTTAGGGAAGACGGGACGCCATATTACATTGGTAAAGGAACAGGTCGTAGGGTGTATGGTAATCATAAACACACCCCCGTCCCTTCAAAGGACAGAATTATAATTTTGAAAGACAACCTGACGAATGAACAGGCGTTACGGCACGAGCAATATATTATAGCAGTTTTAGGCAGAAAAGTCAAGGGGGGTCTTTTAATAAACTTAACAAACGGCGGCGAAGGTTTCTGCCATAAACACACAGAAGAAAGTAAAAAGAAAATGCGGGAAGCAAAACGCCCACCCGTTACAGAAGAAACAAAAAAGAAAATATCACAGTCACTTAAAGAAAGACTGAAAGACAATCCGCGTCCTATTGAATACTATGAAAAAGGTATTCAAAAGATGGCGGAAGTAAATTCAACTGATATGGAAAAAAGAAAGAAACATAGTGAATTTATGAAAGGGAAGTTCTATGCTGCCAAACCTGTTAAATATAAAGGTATAGAATACCCGTCTATGGCGGCAGCTATGAAAGACACAGGTTTATCCAGATACTTTATCCTTAAACAGTATGGAACAAGAAGAGTATCTAGAAAGCGACACAAATAGATTAGAATATGTAGTTGATGATATTATCAACTTACCAGATGCTGATGACAGAATGCTTGCTCTGACTGAGGTACTCAGAGAAGTTGAAGTGGTTCCTGATGTTGGTAGGTATTATACATTCATATATCAACCCAAGACTCCTAGAATAGAATATGATCAGTTCCCATTGATTGCTTGTATTGGTTTATTCAAGTGGGGATTCAGAGGTATTAACTATCACTGGGCAGCAAGAGGTGCTGATCCTTATAGAAATTACACCTGGCAAGAAGTGATTGGCAATCTTCATGTTGTCTATCCACTAGAACTGAATGATGCTAGGTCTATTCCATATCAAAGCTTCAAGATAAATAACTAAAAATATTGTCTGATGGCTCAACATCAAATATCCAACAAGTTAATTTTTTATGGTGTACCCACAAAAATATTAGTAAATACTGAAACTGGTCAGGCAGAAGTATTTGCTGATGAAGGTATATTTGGTGACACAAAAATTGCAGAAGTTGGTGCTAACAATGAATGGGTAGTAACAAATAAAGCAGCTCTTACAAAGAAATACAATAATGCAAATGGAAAAAATGCATCAGAAAGTGATGTAGAAAAATATTTTCTTACTCAAAACCAAGGAGTAAGACAATACAATAATGAAAGAGCATCAATAATAAACAAAAACTCTCCAATTAATACTAAAACGTACCTTACCACTAAAGTTAATCCAGTTCCTGGAGTAACGGATCCAATTAGTGGATCTACTGTTAATAGTGCTGGAACAGGCACTATGCCACCAGCACAGCCTTTACCTTTACCAAATAGAACCCAACCAGCAAATCAAACAGACTCATCTTTAAATCTAATTGAAACACCAGTAGGAGAAACATTAAAAAATATTGATGTTAAAGAGAAAAATTTAAAATATCCACTTGAGTTACCACCTGCAGGACTACCATATGACTTTATTAAAATAACATCCTACA